CATCATCAAATGCGTTTGCAGCCTTGCTTGTACCTTCTTCAGCTTTGTCGCCAAAGTCCAAAAACGAATAGGCGATAAGGCCCACAGTGATAATCAGTCCAGGCCAGCCAGCGGCCAGAGAAAGCAAGGTGCGGCCTGCTTTTGCAGCCATCGCAAAAGCTGCGCCAAGAGCAGTGCTACTGGCAGCCCAGGCGGCCATTGTTGATGTGGCGGCCACTTGCGCAACGGCCAGTTGGCCATTGACCACGGCAAGCGCTTCAGTCGCAGCGGTACGTTGCGCCAGGGATGCAGTGACGGCCGCAGAACCTGCAATGGTGGTTGCCGTCAGCTGCGCCTCGGCGGCGGTGAGCTGCCGAATAATCGCCGTTTCTGCCAATCGCAGTTCGGCCATCCTGGCGACAGACTGTTGCCGGCCAATATCGGAAATTTGCGCACGCAGGCGTTGCTGCTCGAGTTCAAGCTCGGCCACCAATGACTGGCGAACAGTTTGCAGGCGGGCCAAATCAGCCGTCTGCACCTGGCGCGACGCCATTACCGAGGCTTCAGCGCTGGCAACAGAGCTTCGCGCCCGCGCCAAGTCTGCAACAACCCCTGCCTTTACAGCCTCAAGCCTGCGCACTTCGCCTGCCGCAGCAATCGAATTCGCAAGTGTCAATTCTGCAGCAGCTTTAACATTGACCCGCATTGCATATGCACTGCTAAGTAGCCCTCCTGCGACTCTGCCTAAAACCACATAGAGACCGACCTCCAGAACTTTTGAGAAATTTTCAAACTTTGCAGAGTCGAGCGATTTCGAGAGAGCAAGTAACGCTGATGTTGCAGTTGTTGATGCACCCGTAACCTGGTCCATGGTTCCAACGTACTTGGTCAAACTGTTTTCAAGTACGGTGAAAGCGCCTTTTATCGAAGTTTGTGACCGAGCAAATTGATCATCAATGGAGCGACCCTGACTCAAAATCGATCGGAACAATTTTTCCGAAGTGATTGCACCCGCCTCACCCAATTTACGCAGATCACCAACAGCAACGCCCAAACCATCAGCAATCGAACGGGCAAGCCCTGGGGCCTGCTCAAGAACGGAGTTCAGTTCTTGTCCACGCAAAACGCCAGACGCAAAAGCCTGACCTAACTGAACCAAAGCACCTGCTGCAGCCTCAGCTGATACGCCACTGGCAGACATTGCCTTGCTAATGGACTCTGTGACCCTTACGACCTCGGATTGATTAACTCCCAACGACTCTGTGGTTGACGCAATTCTTTGATAGAGCTCAGCCGTGGGCTCAAGAGCAGATTGAGAGCGCTGAGCCACAGCGAATACTTCTTGTGTCGCTGCAGCCAGCTCTAACTGACTGCTGGTTACTTGCTTCAACCTATTTTGTACTGAGGTCCAAGTTTCGGCATAAGCAATTAGCTCACGCGTGCCCAGATACCCTACAGCAGCAACTCCAACTGACTTAAGTGAGCTGACTATCTGGCTACTCGCGCTTTGGGTAGACCTCTCAATTTGCCCCATGCGGTTTGTTGCCGTTCGAGCAGCTCGATCCATACCCTGCTCAAAGCCGCCAATGCGCGCAATGAGATCGAGCGTCAGCGTGCCGAGTGAGCGCGAGGCCATTTATCAATCTCCAGATGAGAAAAAACCCGCCGAGGCGGGTTTTGGTTTCGTGTACTGACTATCGCTGCGAGGGCAAAGGGGATTTCCCACAATGCGGGCATACCAGATGAGATTTGGCGAAAGCCGTAGAACATCTTGAACACATAATTTCGTTAGGCGACGGAGTGCTTTTCGAAATTCCCGAATCAGCTGCTGCCTCAAATTGGGACTCCAACTCATCAGCACATAATGCGACATCGAGTTGCTTCTCCCGTTCTTTCGTCTGGTTGGCTTCTTCAAGATAACGCTTGTTGAACTCTGTATTTTTGTCTGCGAGGCGCTCACTAGCAGTTTTTGAACGAGGGATAAGCCACAAAAATATGAAAATCAATGGAACAGCCACAACTGCAACAATTATGGCTGTAACAAAGAGTGTTCCATATGCGGCTGCTGCAATCGCAATCAGCCAAAGCAACCCCGGAGCAAGAATGACGGCAATGACGATAAGAACTAATAAAATGGCTAACTGCACGGGTGAATCCTCCCTGAAATGGGCGGCAATCTAACACCATCCCCCGAAAGCACCCAACCGCAAGTCACTTACTGCCACGTCGCCATAGCTTCTTCCAAGCTGATCGTTGCCTGCGCCTGGCTGTAAACCATGAAATCGCTCAGATCCATTTTCCCGCCAGCCACCCTGCTGGTCAGATGGGTCAGCAGCGCGAAGTGACGCTCCAGTCGCCGATTTTGATCCAGAGTGCCGTACTTGTCCCGGTAAGCGATCCAGTCCAGCACTTCGCGGTGGGTCAGCCGCTCCTTGGCTTCGGCAATGGTGCTGCCTCCGATGCGGTTCAGCACCAGTTCGTGCCAGAACTCATCGGAGGCGCTTAGTTTTTTGCCTGATCCTTCCCGGTGCCATTGGCTTCATTGACTGCGGTGAGGATGGCAAAGCCCAGGGACGACTCCAGGCTGAAGGCGTCTTCGTAGCTAAGTGCTTCAGCACCCTCTTCACCCAGAAACACGCTGGCCGCGATGTACTTGGCGTTGCGGCTTTGCTCGGCTTCGCCCGGGGCAAACAGGCGCTCGATGACGCCGAACGACTGGCGGCGGATATGCACGTCGAACTTCTCGGTCACATCCTTGCCGGTGGCCGGGTCGGCATGCACCCAGGTCACTTCTTTTTTAACCAGTGCGCCGTCGACGATGCCGCCTTTGGCTTTGAGTTGCTTGAGGTTCATGGAAAGCCCTTAGATGGTTTTGAGGATCCAGGCGAGACCGCCGGAACGCTGAATGGAAACGGTCGAAGCAACCACTGCGTTTGCCGCGAAAGAGAACGGGAAGTCGGCCACATAACCCTCAAAGGCACACCAGGTGCGCGTTTTCGGGAACTCAAAATCGTCACCTGCCTCATTCAAGGTCGGCGGCGCAGATCCGTCAGCCCAGCCAATGGCCCACTTGATGTTGTTCTCGCCATCCTCTTCGGAGAGCTGATGCACGCGGACGTGACTTGCGTTGGAAGGATCGGCGTTGAGGCCAACGGATGCCTGGCCGGGCGTGCGCAAACCCTTCTTGTAGCGGCGATCTTTATGGCTGAGGCAGGTGTCTTCGATCTGGTCTGCCGGTGAGCCCGCCGGATCGAAGGTGGTGATGCACTCCACCTCCATGACGGTCAGCGGGCCGCTACCAGGCGCAGCCGGCACGAGGATGTAAGCCTGCGTGCCCTGTGTGAGAACGGACATGGGTGTCTCCTTTAAACGAAAAAGCCCGCTCAAGGCGAGCCGGGGGTCGGTGATGGTTTAGCGCGGTACCAGCCAGTCCACATCGAAGCTATAGCGGTAGGACTTGGTGACCGGGTCACGGGAGTCGCCGCCCCAGCGCACAATGTTGGCCTTGAGCTCGATGGCGTTTCTGATGGCTTTGGCCGTGTCACGGGTCTGTGTCACGGACACGCCGTAAACATCGATTTGCAGGCTGAAACCGTCGATGTCCGGGCGTTGCGCCAGATAGTTTTCAGGGTTGCCGCCGACCGTTTGCCACACCACATAGGGCTTGGCGACACCTTCGGGGGCTTCGCCAAAGGGGTAGATGCGCACGGGCGAAACACCCAGCAAGGCCGTTACCGCCGAGTCGGCGGCGCACACGGCGAAAATCGGCGCGTACATCAGCGAGCCCCCAGCAAAGCGTTGATTTCAGTATTCAGCACCGCGACAAAGCGATCGGTGACCGCCTGCACGTTGCTGGAAAACGCCGGGCGCATAAACGGCACCGCCGGGTTGTGTTCCGTACCGAGTTCGATATAACGCCAGTGCCGAGTGTCGCCGCCCGGGTTGCCGGAAGCGTCCTTGCTATGCTGGTTGGAACCCGAGCCACCACGCACGCCGACCCGCATCACCACCCCGCCTTCGCGCTTGGACTGCTTGCTCGATTCCTGGGTGATCAGGTTGCGGAACACTTTCTCTTTGGTGGCCGGGTCGTCGATTGCCTTGGCATTGGCTTTCGCGGCATCACGCACGATGTTCATCGCCGCTCGCGCCGCTTTGCGCAGGCCTTTCTTTTGCAGCCGTGGGCCCAGGGTGCGCATTTTGTCGACCACGCCATTGAGCCCTTGGATATTGAAGTGCATGCCGTCAGCCATCATTCACCCCCGTAGCGACAACAAGTGTCAGGTACTCCAGGCCCGAGCTTCTGTCCGGGAGCGGCTGACCAATGATTGTGAAGATTTGCCCGCGATGCAGAATGCGCATGGTCGGCAGCACGCCCGGACGATAGCGGATGGTGATGCGTCCGCTGGCCTGGGACTGGCTGGCTTGCGCTGCAATCAGGTCCCGGGCGCTGAGCGGGTCGACTGCCGCCCAGACTCGCGCAAACTCAACCCAGGCTGTGGCCATCTCGCCTGTGGCCGGGTCTTGCTGTGCGGTTTGGTGCTGGATGACGACCGGGTGTCGCAGATCCCCCGCTCTCATGGCTCAGGCTCCTTTCTGGCCGGGCCAGTGAAGTTGCGAGACGACCACAGCAACGACTCCACCCCGAACGGCACCTTGTCCGCCGTGGTACCCACAACAACCGCTTCGCGGACGGCGTAGGAGTTGCCAAGCAGCAATAACAGCGCTGATTTGAATGATGCGGGTATGTCGCTGGCTTGATGAAATGCAGGGTTGTCGCAGAACCACAAGGCCCAGGCCAAAGCAGACTCGGCATACAGTTCGATCAGGTCGTCGTCCTCCTGGTGATCGACCCGCAGGTGCTTGCGCATCAGCTCAATCGACAGCAGATCCGCAACGGTGATGGTCATTTTTTCGAGCCTTTCTTCTCAAGGTCGACCGGAGTTGTGGGCTCTGGCTCTGGCTCTGGCTCTGGCTCTGGCTCTGGCTCTGGCTCTGGCTCTGGCTCTGGCTTCAGGATTGGATCGGCATCGACGTCTTCTGCCAAGCCCATTCCGATCAATGCTTCTGCATATTCGTCTTTAACCACCCGCACTTCGAACTGGTTGAAGCTGCCAGCGTGATAGTGCGAGAACTGACGCAGTGCGCGAATTTTGGTCATTGCGGTACCGGGGCAGTTACCTGCCCCGCCTCTATAATCAGCCGCCTGCAGCTGGGGTGAAGGTGCCTTTGATGATCGCGGTTGGACGGTAATGAGCCAGGGCCAAACGCTCTTCACACAGGATGGTCAGCATGTTTTTGACGAAGTTGTCGCGATCCTGATTGCTGACCTCGACCGTGGCGTCCATGCGGTCCCACACCTGCGAGGCAAGGTCGAAACCGCCCACGGTGAAGGTGCCCAGCGCCTGGGCTTTGGTGGCCACCACCGGAAGGCCCCACATGACCTTCGCCGCAAATGCAGCTGGACCGCCGAAGATGTAGCGGCCATCAGCGTCTTTCAGCAGTGCAATGGCGTGCCAGTCACGAGGGTTGAGGATCAAGCCGGAGGCTTCGAACTCGGATTCGCTGGTTTGGAAAATCGCGTGGGCAATCTGGTCTGCGCGGGTATCGCCTTCGACATCCAAGCCCGCATCGTAGGCCGTGGCCACCTTGTTCAAACCGATCAGGTTGTCGCCCGTGCCGTCACCGTTGAGCAACTGCCCCTCTTCCACCAGCGCCAAACCGAACAACAGGCGGTTGTTGACGTAGGACTCCAGCATCGGCGCGTCATCCATCACCTGGCGCGATGCCTGAATCCAGTGAGCGATGGTTTTGACGTTGGCGGTTTCTTTGGTGAAGGTCAGCTGAGATTCAGGCTTCAGAGTGCCTTCAGCCACCGATGCGGCGCTGTTGACGAAGACATTTTCACGAACGTACTCGATAGCATTG